ATAATTGTTTACATCTTCGACTGATTCAAGAACTATATTTCCTAAATCAAGCAATTCGTTGATCATTATATTTAAACATTTTTTCTGTGTTCCAAGGGATATTTTACCAAACTAGACAGCAGCGAAGTGGCTAAAAATATATGGGCTCTTTTAGGTTCAAAGTGCATGAGAGCGTGAAAGTGCGAACAAAATAAATGAAGTACTTTTTTGTCGTCTAAAAGATCTTTTTTATCCATTTACTGATCCTTTAGTTTTTCTTGAATGAAATCTTCGATTTCTTTTTCTAAAAAGTCGAGTGCTCTTTTCATTTCTTCGTACCTCTTAAATAAACCACATCTGAGATTGAAAATTCTCTTGGAGAAATCCTTTAATTTCTCTTCTTCTTTGTAGTCTAAAAAAGTCAATTGGCACGTTTCTTTTTCTTTCATAAGGAACAACTCTACTGAATTTGTTTTCTAATTTCAACAAAAGTTTTTTTTATAAGGTAAAATAAAATTTTTGGAGGGAGAAAATGGATAAGAAGATGCACCAAGTTACCAAAAAGATGGAAAAAGCGGTGAAAGTAATTAAAGGGGCGGAAGCAAAAAACGAGAAGTTGGTGAAGCAAGATAAGAATGTAAGAGACCCTCAGATTAAACAATACAAAGCAATGAAAAGAAAGGGATGTCATGCGTGAAAACAACAATTATACCCACCCTGTTCCTCCTCAGTCTTATTCTAGGGAGCTTGACTCTCGGGTACAATCCCAAGAGATGCCTTATGGATATACTGGAGATTCTCCCCCTGCAGATACAGGAGATTTTAACCAAGCTAGGAAAGAAGTTAAGAGGAAGAGGCGATGAAAAAAAAGATGTCTCTAAAGGGAGCGAGGGAGATCCCAGCGGCGGCAGCGGCGAAGGCAGCCAGCCCGATGAAAGAGATAAAGGCAAAAGTGAAAGAAATAGGGATAAGGAAACATAAGGGGAGAAAATGAAGCATCACAAAAAAAGTCATCATACCGATGTTTATCATGAGCATCATCCAAGTCATCATTTAGCGAGGGAAAGAGCCGCTCATTCAGAGCATATGACCGATATGCCCTCTAATCACCACATGGGTCATCCAATGTCTGGGATGGGTTGTCATGAGTTTAAAGGGGAAGCGATGGACATTGCCTATGGGCAAGCGGGCAAAGCAGGGTGCAAGTCTGATTCGGGAAAGATCATGTCTCAGATGAAACATTACGACTGGGAAGGACCCGCGGAGCACTAATGCCATTAGAATTTGGAGAAGTGAGAGATGCGATGGGACTTGCTACATGTCGTGAGGCGGAAAAAATTGCTGAAAAGATGCAGCATATAAGAGAGCCATTTTATCTCGTTTTTTCAGCAAAACAAGATTGTCAAAATCCTACAGCATTAAGGCGAGGGTGGAAGATGTATTATGACAAACCCCCTAAAATTTTAGGAGTACTAGTTTGGCATATCGATAATCGCAAGGGATTGTTTGAATTTGTCCCTGAGCTGTCATTTCCGTACGACATTCCGTTAGATCCAAGACTCCTTTCGACAAAAGAGGAGGATTTTTCGGCGAGGGTGGCGTGCCAAGGGGAGAAGGCAAGAGTGTTGTTATCTTAAAGAGAGATGTGAAATCGCCGAAATGAAAGGAGTGCGATGACAATAGACATGAAGAGTTATGCGGGCGAAGTGGCTCCAGCCGCCGTGGAGAGAGAGACAAACACATACCAAGACGAGGCAGAATATCCATTTCCATTGCCTCCTGAAAGTGCACCAGAGCAGCCAGAGCTGATTCCAGCGGCGGTTGAGCCTCAAACGGTGGTTCAAGAGGAGAGTGAGGGTGAGAGAAATTTCAAAGCATTGCGGGAGAGTGTTGAGAAGTTAAAGGCAGAGCGGGAAGAGGAGAAGAGGGACTATCAAGCGCAGCTTGACATGCTTCGAGCGAACCAGAGACCTGAGGCTAAGCCTAAGCAGATGTTCGAGGGGATGGACGATTCAGACATTCCGAATGTGGGAGAATTGCGAAAGGTTTGGAATGAGAGAGAGCGGGTCTACAGGGAAAATATCGAAGAGATGCAGGTGGCGAGTCGCTATCCCGACTATGTCGAAGTCTTGAATAAATATGGAACTCAATTAGCAAAAAACGACCCTTTATTTGTGCAAGGGGTTCAGGGGGCTGAGAATAAGGCTTTATTTGCGTATCAGTATGCAAAGAGGGAGCAACGGCTTCAGGAATTAGAAAGCTTGACGAAGCAGTCAGCAACACAGGTTCGAAATCCTGAGAAGGAGAATGTGCAGAAGATGATCGATAATTCAAAGAAGCCAGGGACGCTTGCGAAGGTAGGAAGCCAGTCGGTGTTGAGTCAATCCGATTACTATGCGTCAATGAGTGATGCCGATTTTGTCAAGTTTGCGAGCAAGCACTTAGATTAGGGGTCTAAGGAAATATGAATGGCAGTAACAGGATTAAATCAACTACCTCCTGAGGTGCGCACCTATTTTGATCGATTACTTCTAGCTTTGGCTAGACCGTACTACATCTATGATTTGTTCGCCCAAAAGAGGCAGATACCGCTTAATAGCGGCGACCAAATGGTTTTTAGACGATACGGCACACTTAACGCGGCAGTAGTCCCTCTCACAGATGGGCAGACGCCAAACGGAAGTCAGTTGTCGGTAACGGATTTCAAAGCAGAGATCCAGTGGTATGGCGATTTCGTAACGATTACCGATCAAGTTCAGTATGTCGTGCAGGACCGAGTACTCAATGAGGCGACGAAGGTGTTGAGCTTGCAGTTGGGATTAACATTAGATACGTTGATTCGCGACATGCTTAACTCGACGGCGAGCAATATTGCTTGTTCGAAAGGGTTGAATGGGCAAACGCCTACAGAGATCACCGATGCAGATATTAAGTCGGCGATCACGGCGTTAAGACAGGGGAACGCGAGGTTGATGACCAATCCTTTGCCTGGTGAGAATAAGTTTGGGACAAGTCCAGTCAGGAGTTCCTATTGGGGCTTCATGTCGGTGGACATGGAAAATGATTTGGAGGCAGTCAGCTCGTTCATTCAGGCGGCGAACTATCCAAATCCGTTGAATGCGTTAGACGCGGAGTGGGGAGCGACACGAAACGTGAGATGGTTGCTCAACACGAATGGGTACAGCAATGGAGCGACTCCAAACGTCTATTCTTCGTTTATTGTGGGTCAAGAGGCGTATGGGGTAGTGAGACTTGGGGCGAAAGAGGCGGAGTTTATCGTGAAACCGCTTGGCGCGTCTGGTACGGCTGATCCGTTGAATCAAAGAGGGACAGTGGGCTATAAGTATCCATTTGCGACTCGGATCTTAAATGATAACTGGATCACAAAAATCACTTCAACATTAGCAGCGTAAGGAGAGATATATGGATATGGCAAGAAAAAAACCTATACAAAAAGAGAGAAAAAAAAAGGACTGTAAAGATTCTTGTACGACTCAAATCTCAAGTATGAAATGGGGTTGCTCGACTCAAGTTTTAAACGATAAATGGGTCGAAAACATGATCGCAACATCAAAGGCGCAAGGATAGATATATGGCTATTGTAAGAAAAAGAACGTTGACCGCTCTTGCGACTGGGACAGCTCAGAATTTGGCGTTAGGGTTTATTCCTTCGTATTTTATGATGCAGAACAGAACGAAGATGATTGGAGCTACGAACGGAATCTGGAAAGTAGAGTGGTGGAATGACATGGCTAATGGTACGTCATTCGTTCAAACCTCTACGGCAGGCGCGGCAGTAGGCTCCTACTTGGCGACAAACGGGATCACACCCTATCAGACGGGGGATTCGGGGTTATATCCTTCAACAAATTTAACCATCACAGGGATCACGAAAGCGATCAATGCGACGATCACGGCGGCGAATAACTTCACGACAAACGATTACGGCATTACGACCGTAACGTTCCACAATGTCGTGGGTATGACTCAGATCAATACGCTGTCAGGAGTTGTACAGAGTGCGACAAGTACGAGCTTTGTCGTCAACATCAATACGACAGGGTATACGACCTATGCGTCGGGAGGCATTGCAAATATCATTACAGGGATACCTGCTTTGCAAGGAGGTTTGTTAACCTCAGGCAATGCGCCTGGGTTTCCTCCATCGCAAGAGAATACGTCTCAAGTCCTCAATACAGCTCTATTTAACCAAGGAACCATAGGACTGACCTTAGGCTCTGGAGTCATAGGGACAGCAGGAGACGTATGGCAATATTTAGCTCTGTTGGATGCAGATTTTACCAGTGGCTAGATATAGGCAACCTTTCGTTAATAAGGTTCTTCTTTTTACGCCAAGAAGAGGAACCTTGTTTTCTATCTCTGGCAACTGGAATGCCAAGAGAAAGGGTAACGTGTGATGCATATCCCTTTACGAGAGAAGATGAACGCATCACACAATTACGTAAGTCAAAATTTATAGTAATATATACAGAACAACAGGAGACATTATGCCACGAGGCAGGAAAAAAGGTACAGGAAAAAAGATCAATCAGCAAAAAGAAGCAGAAATCACTAAGGCGTTCCTAGAGCAAGACCCAGAGGGGTTTGAAAAGGTAGACGATTTTGAGCCAGAAAAGTTAGTGATTGCGAAGTATGTACCTGAACATCGGACAGTCATCTTTTTGAATGGGCGAGATACAGGGGTAGAGCTTCGTTTTCATTACGCAAGCAAGACCCATCCGTTGAAAACCTACCTACTCCATCATGGGCATGAATACACGTTGCCAGTGGAGATCATAGAGCATTTAGAAAATTGCAGAGTGTTCAATTATGGCTATCGCAAAGGGGTCGACGACTTGCCAGAGTTCTATGTAACAGGATGCAAGTATCTATACCAGTTCAGGACTAAAAGGGCGGCATGACGATCCCTCCAAATACGGCAGGCTGGACGTTTGCCAATATCAAATCTAAGATAAGGGCGGTTACGGGCGCGTCGAGTGTCGATCAGATGAGTGAGGCGCAGGTGGGGGCGTATGCGAATAATTATTTGCAATATACGATGCCTCACGAGTTAAAGGTACAGATTGAGAATAACTTTCTCAAGTTCAAGACTACGCCAGGCAAAAACGTCTATTCCTTCCCTGGGGCGTATCTCACCGATTCGCCTGGAGCCTATGCAGATGGGTATCCCCTGATTTTTTACGAAGATCCCGATATATTTTACCAGGACTGGCCCTTGCAGTATGGGGTGGATATGATCGCCTCAGGGACAGGGAGTCAGGTTACGTTTACAGGGAGGACAGAGGGGTTTCCTGTTACGATTGGGACGTTCTTCATTACCGATAGCATTCAGGTGTTGCAAGACATTGGGTTTGCTTCGTTAAGTGTTACGATTGGGACAGCGACGGGGCTAGCGAGCTATTCGGGGACGTTGGCGGCGGTGCCTATCGATGACGGGACGTTTAAGGTCTCTACGCCTCAAGAGGTGTTTAGCGACAATGGCAATGGGACTGTGTCGGGTAGTGCAGGAGGTACTGGGACGATCAACTACGCCTCGGGCGCGTGGGTGCTTAATTTCAATGCGGTGGTAGCCAGTGGTGTACCTCTGCAGGCGACCTATACCCTCGTTGGATTGGGAGCGTTATCTGGTGATGGGAGTGGGACAATTAACTATGCGACAGGTGAATTCTCAGCGACCTTTAACAGCCCTCCGCCGATCACACTTACAGTGTACTGTAAGTATATAGCCTATCAGGCGAATAGACCACAAGGGATTTTGTTTTTCGACAATCAGTTTACTTTAATGCCAGTGCCAGATCAGGTATATCAGATCCAGATGCAAGGGTTTGTGTTTCCTATCGCGTTAGTGAAAGAGACGGATATCCCATTGCAAGCAGAGTGGGGACCGTTGATTGCCTATGGGGCAGCGGTGGAGATTTTTTCAGATAGGGGAGATATGGAGAACTTAGATCGCTATTTGCCAATGTTGAAGAGGTACGAAAATATTGCATTGGGTAGGACGATTCAGCAGTTAACTCCACAACAATCGGTTCCGAGGTTTTAAGATGGTCTACAACAATCAAATTCCACAAGCTACAGATAAGTTTTCAGTCAGTCAAGCGCAACTGTTAGGGAATTTCCAAGCAGTTGACAATGGCAATGGAACGACAGGGACGGCTGGGTTTGCTCGTAACCACGTTACTTTGACCGATGCAGTCAATGGGGGATTGCATACAAGAGTCGATTACTACCAAGCTACAACTGATCCTGCTGTTACTGGCTTTGTTGGATCGCTTTATACAAAGTCTTTTGCACAAGGGGGACTTGCAGCGACAGATGAGTTGTTTTTTAGTAATGGGATAGTAAAGCAGCTTACAGGGGCGTTCCTTGCCTTAGCCAATGGTTATGCCACGCTTGGGGGTGGAATCTTGCTTAAATGGGGTGCGACCTCATTAAGTGGGACAGGAGTGTTTAATTTCCCTGTATTGGCTACAATTCCTGTATTCACCACCCTCTTTTGCGTCTTCTTGCAGCCGACTCAGACTGGATCGCCTAATTACTTTGGCTATGCTAGCCCTACGAATGCGACTTCGTTTTCTTATGATATCACATCGAGAACCTCTAATTCAGGATCTAACGGAGCGTTTGTCTACCTAGCGATCGGTGTATGAGCGATTACCAGCCCTTCTTTATCTCTGAGTTTAAATCAGGGCTTTACAATTACACGCAGCCCTACCTTCGCGCCCCTGATGCGTTTCAGCCTCTTGTCAATGCCTATGTGAATCGAGGTGTGTTGCAGAAAAGGGCGGGATCGACCTTGTTCGGAAATCGGTTAGAAGATCAAAAGCCTGTCATGGGGATCATGGTCTATGAGAATCAAGAGACAGGGGTGAATGACTTAGTGGTCGCTTCCACTCAATATCTATACAAGTTTACTGCTGGACTCAATCCCGACCAAGGGACGTTTGCAAAAGTGAATGCAGTGGCGAAATCTCCGTTTTGGACTGGGACAGCGACGGGGACGATCTCGACAAATCTATGGTGGACGAACTTAGCAGCTGGGACTGTGTCGGTAACAGATGGAACGACGACGATTCTCGACGATGGCTCAGGAGTGTTTCCAGCGGAAGGGATTTTCGCAAGTGGGACGATCAATTATGTGTCTGGAGCGGTTACCTTTACCTTTGTGGGGACGACGAAAAACGTAACTCTCAATGTGTCTACCACTTTGCTAGGGTCCTCTCCAATCTTTACAGGAACCATTGCGAATTTCTTCAACTGGACGAACTGGCAACCTACGTCGAGCATCACGGCGATATCGACCTCTTACCTCTACATGACCAACAATGTCGATTCGGTAACCCTGTTCGATGGGATTTCGATGTCGAGACCGGCGTTCTTTGTGGATAGCACATCTACGGTTAGGATCAACAGAGCGTTAGATGTCAAAGTGTATGGCAATAGGCTTCTTCTCATTCGACCGACGTTGAGCAGCAGTCCAACCAACGCTGCCAACCAAGATATTTATTACAGCGCGCTCTTTTCCCCATTTAATTTTGTGGGCGATATCACGGGCAACGGAGGGGCGATCTCGGCAGCGACAGGGGATCGGATCATGAATGCGAAGTTCTTGCGCAATGTGATGATCGTAGGGTTTTCTAGGGGCGAATGGAGCTTTGAACAGACGGGCAACACGTTATTGCCGTTTATCTTCAGACGGCTCAGCATTGCAAAGAATGTGGGATGCCCTTACGCAAGTGTCGAGTACGATGAGAAGATTACCGATGTGGGCAATACGGGGCTGATTGCGTGCGATGGGGTAAATGTGCAGAGATATGACATGTCCATCATTGATTATTTTGAAGATGTGATGAATCAGAAGTATTTCAATCAGGTGTTTGCGACCCGTTATGACAATTTAAATCAAACGTGGATGTTTTACCCTTCGACGACAAACACGAATCCGCTGATCGATGGAGTCGCACCAGGGTCAGATCAGACGCTTGTCTTTAACTTCCTTGAAAATACGTGGGCGACGTTCAACAATCCCGCTCCGATGACTTGCATGGGGCTGTTTTACAACGACACCGATATGACGTGGGCAAGTAGTGAAGACACGTGGGAGACGGCAGATTATGCGTGGAACTACTTCGTTCAGAGCGCGACAGTGCCTATTTTGCTCGGGGGCGATGTGAATGGATATGTGTACCATTTGGACAACGAGGCAGCGGTGAGGGACGGGATGACTCCTGTATTGTATACAGGGGGTACATCTTTTCAAGTTGAGATCAATTCGGTGCAGTGGAATCCGTTCTTGCAGACAGGGCAGAAGACGCAATTCGGATATATCGATATCTACTATGGGGTTGTTTCGAGTGATCCGTTGAATCCAATTCAGTTGACGTTGCTGTTTTATGTCGACAATAGCTCTACTATTGCGTGGTCTCGGGTGTTGACGTTAGATGGGCCAGTAGGGTCAGAGACGAATTTTAAAAGGATTTACTGCAATCTAACTGGGCAGTTTATTGAGATGGAGATCGACCCATCAGAGGATGCCGCCTTTGAGATCTATGGGATTGTGTTGTGGTCGAGACCTGCTGGGAGGCTTACGCGATGACAAATTATATTGGGCAGGCGATCTTGCCGAATTCAACAATTGTCCCTCAAAGTTGGGATCTGTTTATCCCTTATTTTACCCGTTTGTATGAAACTCTTGTTTCTGCTATTAACGCAAAAGAGAATGTTTCTTTTACACTCGCCATCAGTTCCACTCCGACAAACATTCCGAACATGTCTAGTTTTGGGGCGTTTGTCATATGCGTGTCGGGGTCAAGCTCTTCTCTCCCTTGTATTGTCGCAGCCTTAGCGAAGGCAGATGCGAATGTGTCTGGTTCGAGCACTACTTTAAATGCCCAGGCTGGCACTGCTTCGCCTTGGACTGGAGTCGTGTTAAACATCAGCAGCACCGCGACAAATTTCCAGATTTCTCACAACGGTGCATCTATAGGTAATTTCAATGTTAAATTTATTGGGTCTTGATAAATATGCTGACTGAAAAAGAAGGCAAGGAAATTGAAATCTTAGTAAAGGAATTTGTAACTTTTTTTGAAAAATTCAGAGAAAACCATCCATTTATATTTAATGTAGTTGTTAATCGCGTGATTTGGCGTTTTGGCTATATTTTAAAGCCAGAGGAAAGAACTCACTTTTTACAAGGTTGTATCCTTAACGCCAAAGTATTGTTTGAAGATAATGAACAGCACGAACAACGATGCGAAAAATGTTAAATTTACCGGAATACAATAACCTTGCCTATGTGAGGAGGGTGTTTTTTAGGCAATTTCCTGACAAAGAGATTGATCTGACGGTTAAGGAGATCTATCAAGCGTTTTCAATGAAAGATAAAGTCCATATTGGAACGGTTCGTTTGTGGCTTAAAAAGGAAGGGGTGCAGGTTAGGGTAGGTGATAAAAGAGCTGGGGTTAAAAGAATTAAAGAATTATGGGATCGAAAGTTTTGTATAAACAAGTATCGGTGGCTTGATGAGATCGAAGCAACTATGCCCAATATGTTAAAAAAAGGGAAGTGAATGGATTTAGAATTTATCAAACTTCACTTTCCTTATCTCATTCCTAAAGAGCTTGTCGAAGCTGTGAAGGGGCGCACTTATTCCTATGCACAGTTCCTTGTGTATCAAGAAAATCAACATAGCAATCCCAATAACTTCCTCTATGCTTTAATAGATCAAAGAAAGGTCATTCATGGGTACTTATGGGCAGAACAAAATGCACTCGACGAGTCTCTGTTTATCAATACGTTCTCAATAGCGAAAGAGTATTGGGGTAAGGGTGAGGCGATGGAGTTAGCCATTGAGTTTGTCAGCCAATTGCAAAAGAAGACAAAAGCCCCTCGCGTGTTCTGGATGTCTACGAATGATAAATTCTTTGCAAAGAAAGGATTTAAAAAGTCGAAGATTTCTCTAATGGAATACGCAGTTTAATTTACCTGATCTTCTTTTGTCGCTAGATGTACTGGCATGATATCTTTCATGATAAGAACTGTCTTAACGATTGTAATGTCATTTCTCAATGAATTAATATCTTTTCTAAATTCTTCAATATCTTTTTTAAGATCTGTTTTAAGTGAATTTACGCTTGCATTCATCCAAAGGACAGAAGCTAATACTCCTCCTAAAATAATCATTATATCTATATGTTTTTTAATTTCCATACATCCTCATATTTGTCATCTATTTTAGATGATAAACGAGTTTTATGATACAATTAAAACAATTTGTTATGGGAGTTTTATGGGACAATCCAAAGGGGGAGGATACTCGCAGAAAGATGCGCTTCTTCCCGAACAGCAAGGGTTATTACAGCAGTTGATTGCGCAAGCAGGAAGTGGAGGCAATATGGAGGCGGCGATGGAAGGGTTTAAGCAATTCTTGCCTGGTGGTGGTGGCGGTCAAGCGATCAAAGATCAGGCGATGCAGGACTATCAGAAGCAGACAGTGCCATCGATCTTAGGGGCTTTTGGGGCGAACTCAAAGGGAGGGACAGGGCTAAATCAGGCGTTATCGTCGAGTGGCTCAGACCTCAACACAGGGCTTTCCTCGCAGTTGGCGCAGATGCAGATGCAGGCAGCAGGGGGATTAGGGGGACTTGCTCAAGGGCAGATGGGGCAGGCGTTAGGGACACAAGGGTTTGCCTATATGCCTAATCAAACACCACTGTGGGCGCAGTTATTGCAGACAGGAATTGGAGCCGCTGGAAACTTTGCAGGAGGGAAATGGGCACCATGGAACAAAAAATGAACCAGAAGCAGTTTAAGCGAGGAACCGTCCCTCAGCAACCAGTGGATGAGTGGGACAGAAGGGGAAAGCCTGAGCCTAGTTCGCCATCAAAAGCGAGGAAACGGCAGGGGGTAAAGCTAGGGAGCCAGACAGAGGCGAGACCAGGGTTAGTGGGGATGCAGGACTATAAGAGGAGCAAACGCTAATGGTGCAGGTATTACCACCAGTATTGAGTCCATTGCAGCAGTTGATGCCGCAGATCAATCAATTTGCAGGGGCATTGGGGCAAGGGCTAAGACAAAGAGATATTCGCAATCAAGATCAAGAGGCGATGCAAAAGTACAAGGATGCTACGACTCCTATGGAAAAAGCTGAAGCTTTCGCAGGTATGTCTAAAGACAAAGCAAAGTCATTTGCTCCTTATCTCAAAGCAGAGCAGGACGCGGCGGCAGCTAAAGAAAGGGAAGCTTCGCAGATGAGGCTTAATGAGCAAAAATCTGGATTGAGGAAGGAAGAGTTAGCAGAAAGCAATCGTTTTAAAATAGAAGAAAATGAAAGACAAGAAGCAGAAGAAGTTTTTAAAATGAATAATTTAATAGATGGAATTGAAAAAAGACTTGCATCAGGAGGAGATAGCTCATGGCAAGCAGTATTAGCAAAAAACATCCCTCGAAGTAAATGGGGGCAAGAAAGGAGGTACATAAAAGAAACAGGCCCAGTTTTGTCAGATGCTTTTTATAATTACCTTAATAGAGGTCCCATGACCGATAAAAAACTTAATATGGTAACGAAAGACTGGTCTATTAAAGAATATGATAGAGATTATGTAACTCAAGCAAAAATTGAAATGATGAGAGATGCTCTAAAAAGAAAAGGTTTCCAGTCAGATGAAGAATTCGATAAATTTATAAAACCAAAAAATAAAGAATTAGAAGCGGCGAGGAAAAAAGACAAAGCAGCAGAAAAGAAATATGGGAAGCAAGGGGGATCAGAACAGCAAAGACCTTCTTTAGATGAGATTTTTGGATGAAAGAGTTAATTCAAAAAGCTAAGGATTCTGGCTATTCAGATGAAGAAATCGTTTCATACCTATCTGAAAAGGAAGGTTATGGAGAAAAAATAAAACAAGCTAAGGACGCAGGCTATTCAGATCAAGAGATTTTTTCTCATTTAGATAAGCCTAGTAAGAAAGAGAATCAAAAGCAGCCTCAAAAAGAAAACGAACCTGAATTCCTACCATTTTCTTTTCCACGCCATGCCATGCAAGCGACGATTGGAGGCGCAAAAGGAGAACTTTATACCAATCCTTTAACATCGTTTATTACTGCTAATATAGATATGGGAATACCTGGAGCGTTGCATGGTATTCTGTCGGAATTTGCAGAATCAGACATCGAAGACCAGCTTAGGTATCCTGGAGAAATTCACCCTTTTGATAGGGAAATGGCAGAAAAAAAAGCCGAAAGTTACATTCCCAATGGGGTACTAGACAGGATTCTTTCTTATCCTTATGAGTTAGCAGACATTGATACAGTTCCACAGACAGAAGGAGAAAAAAGAACAAGATCCTTGTTTGAACTGTTAATGGCTTTAAAAAACGGCAAAGTAGCACCAGGGATGGTAGGCAGCGAAATTGCCAAGACAACACAGGCGGCATTAACAGGGCAAGCGGTTCAAGAAGTAGGTGAACATCTTGGATTGCCTCCACTGGTAACTGAAATTCTTAAATATGGAACTGGAGCGTGGGCTAAGTCATCTGCAAACAAATTTATTGATACGTCTGTAAAAGACTTCCCAATTCCTTCACGAAGACGTTGGAAGGAAGGAGAAATAAGAGATTCTAAACATTTGAGTAAGGAGAAACTTCCTATTGATGTAGGTGGTGAAAGAGTTGGTGGCGGTGGTGGTGGAGAGCCTCCTCCTCCTCCTTCACCGCCACCGCCTCCTAGTAGAGGGAGTGGTAGTGGTGGTGGGGGCGGTGGTGCGCCTCCTGTAGAAAAAACATCTATAGAGTACAAAAAAGGGCAAGTTTTACCTCATAGGAAATCTTTTTACGATAAGCAAGAAGAAGCTTTAGGAGCTTTACAGGAAAATCACAAAAATCAAGTTCAGTTAGCGGAACAAGAATACCAAGCGGCTTTAACGACAGCGACGGAGGCAGCAGAGGCAGAGGTCATTCAAGGTGAAAAGAAACGAATGGCTCCTAGGTCGAAAGAAGAAAAGATTGCTATGGAAGCTTTGCAACCTGAAGAATTACCAGAACCTAAGTCTCTTGAAGGTCGTGTTTCGAGAAAAGAAATAAGTTCCAAAATAGGGGCAAGACCTATCAATCCCAATGCCACAACAAAAGAAGCACAAAAGATTTTCTCCTCTAATGAATTTCCGACAGAGAATCATGCGGGAAAGGTGATTTCTGGGGAGATCATCGAATTAGATAATAAAATTTACGAAGAGGTGAAAAAGAAATACGCACAATCTAAAAAGTTAAACAGCCGTGTATCTCAAGTCCATCCTGAATCAGTACAAAAACTACAAAATTATGCAAAAGAGTTAAATCGAATTCCATCCCCTTCGGATGCTCAAAAAAAAGCCTTAAAAACGATTAAGGAACTTCTTGCAGATTTAGCCCTTATAGAAGATGGCGTTCTTGTTGGGTATAAACCAATCAATAACCAAGCTCTAATTGACCAAATTCAAAGCATCCACTCCATTCAAAACGAAGCGTTTCACCACGGAGATAAGTACAACATTTTTGATCCTATTTTAAATATCGTACATGAGGCAGTCGAACATGCAGCAGCACAATCCCCTCAGGCTTTAAAAGCACTAAAAACAGCTAGAGCAGGTTATGCGGAATGGGCTGAACTTTTTCAAAATAAATATGTAAGACCTTGGAGAAATTTAAAAAATAAAGATTACAGTAAAAAGTTTAGAAGTCTTTTTGATATCGATAACTACAATCAGTTAGAAAAGGTTTTGAATCTCTCTAAGAAGGGGATAGTCATGAAAGAAACCGTTCTTGGTCATGTGGCTAATGAAAAATTACAAAAATTTGTAGGGTTGAAGCCTAATAATCCGACAGAAGTAAACAAAGCGTTAAAAGAGTTTTCTTCTTTTACCACACCAGAAAAAATGCAAGAGGTCTCTTCTTTAGTCAATAAGAATAAAAAAATAACGAACATGACTCTTCCAGAAAGACCTAAAGCACCTTCTCGTCCTAAGGCAGAAATGCCAAAGAAAAGGGAAATTACCAAACTTAAATATCAAAAACCAGAAGATATTTCAAAAGCATTTGAAAGCCGTTCAGGAACACTACAGTTAAAATCAGAGTTGGAAGCAGTAGGTAAAGGGGAATTGTTTCAAGAGTTAGCTAGCAATGAAGTATTAGACATATACAGACAAGCGAAGGTAAGAGGGAAGAAGCTATCAGGCAATGATATTTTTGAAGTGATGAATCAAAAGGAAAATCAAGAGAAATTAATTGGACTTCTTGGAGAGGAAAAAGTAAATGAATTATTTGAATTAGCATTAGAAGCAGGGGATCGGGAATTGAGAAATGATTTTTATTTAACTATAGCTAAAAAAACTGCTAAATCACTTCTTAATACAACTAGTTTATTTGGATTAGCAAAGATTTTAGGTAAAATATTGCTTTCGTAAAAAATAATATCTTTAATATCTTGATAATATCTTTTACATTTAGAGTATTCTATTTCTGTTTCTGTCATTTTTCACTTCTTTGAGCAGTTCGATAAATTCTTTTTGCAGTTGGTCGGCGCGCTCGTTGCAAGAACGAATTGTTTCGTCAAGACGGCGATTCGTGTCGTCAATACGTAAGTTAGTCGCATCGATTCTTTTGCAAGCCCCTTCTATCTTAGATATCATGTAGATAAAACCAGCTAACAAAGGAGCGGCATATCCGATCCAAGATCCTAAAAGCTGGAGGATTTGCTCTAAATTATCCATTCAAATCACTGATAATTGATTCAATCGTTTTTTTTGTTTTTATAATCACATCTTCAGTTATAAATCTTCCGTCTTCTTTAGTTTTTTTTAAATTGTCTAATATATTTGATAGTAAAACCTTTTGTTTCAAAATGTTTATTTTTTTGCTTTCTAAATAAAAGTAATCAAGTAGTTCTGTAATTTCTTGACATAAAAATTTGATTTGTTTATCTAAACTTTGTTCTGTAATTCTGTCTTGTATCATTTTCTTTAATTCCATTTTGATTTTGTTTTCATTTACATGGCATAAAATCATAAGAGCGATTCCTCCACATATTACAAGCCCTATACATCCATATAAAACTAAATAAGGATCAACCATAAGTTTAATTTTGTTTTCTCATCTCTTTAAGGAGGTCAGTGAATTCTTGATGTAGCTGATCTGCTCTTGCATTACATTGGTCTGCTCTCTCATGCCCAATCCTAATGGTTTCATCAATCCTTTGGTTTGTAGATTGAATCGTTGCATCGATACGGTGATTCATTGCAGAGGTTTGGCTGTAGAAAAACACAAATAACGCGATTAATGGCGCATACCAAGCTGTCCATTCTTTTAAGTAGTCTAACTTTTCTTTTGCTTTGTCTGTGATTTGCATGGATGATCCTTCTTTAAATTAAGCTTTTCTCACGACTGATGTTATGCGCTTCGTCTCTCTTGTCGTAGTAGAGGACAGTTTGCAGGTTGGCATGCCCACTGATTTTTTGTATCTGCTCGGCGGTATAGTTGCTGTCTAGAAACATGGTGATCGCTGTGGCTCTGAGGCAATGGGGCGATACGTTTCGAATCTTCGCTATGATTGAAGCCATTTTAAATGATTCGTAAATGTGCATGTGAGTGAGGGGCTGTCCAGTTCTAGTGATAAAGATCGTTCCTTTCGTCCGATCTCCTAAATACTGCTTCAGTTCTTGCATGAATTCTTTGCTGTAATGAATCACCGTCTTCGCATCCTCTAACTTGGATTTCGATTGCTTGAAGGTGATGGTGAGAGCCTCAAAATCAATATTTTCAATGGTCGCATGTAAAACCTCGTTGATCCGTTTGGCTCCTTGGAGAGTCATTCGAGCGATCATCGCATCTCTAGGGGATCTCTTAGAGAGGCAATGGATGAATTTTGTCCATTCTTCAAGGCTCAACGCCCTCGTAGCCGCTTTGTTTCGAATCTTTTGAAAGGTTTTATTAATCCCTTCTTTAGATACCGCTGGAATTCGGATCATCCCTTCAGTGCGGCGAGATAGAAACCTGCAAAAGGAGATAAAGACCGCCGCTCTCGATTGTAAGGTTGCCTCTTGACATTGTTGTTGCAACTTGATGTTGTCTAACATTTGCTCCAAATTCAAGAGGCTGAATTGTTGAAGATTCATTTGTGGATCAATCAGACTGTGGAAAAACATTTGATAAAAATGGGAGCGATAGACCCGTCTCGTGTTTCTCTTAAAAGTATCTAAAAACCTAACGATCGACTCAGACACAGTGATCTCTTTGATTCTTTTCCATTTCTCGGTATTGACCGAGTCTATGATCTTGTCGTAAGAAATAGTTTCTTTTTCAATCAATTCCATCGTTCTACCTTCCTTTTTTTAAGTAGAAAAGAATATGGGATTGGGGATTAAAAGGAAACTCATAAAATTAAATTGATGTATAATAGGGGCATTAAGTTTTAGGAGAGTTCATGCCAACAATTCCGTCGATCTATTATGGAGGGGGGCAAGTACCGAATCCGGTCGATGCGGAACCTTTCTCAGGGGCAACCCCTTCGTCTAAAGCGGCTCTTGTCCCTGGTTCAATCACGTATAGCACTTCCACAGGAGCGATCTATTTCTGTACCTCTCCAGGTGTGTGGATTCTCATCTCCAATGGAGGGGGATCTGGGACGCTCACATGGAACAGTGGGGCAACTGGTGGAGCGATGGCAATCAATAATGGCTATATCGTAACAAGCGCGACACTTCAGACCTTTACCCTTCCAGCGGTGAGCGCAGTGGGGGATGTTCTTGAACTGATTCGCCCGAGTGGAGCGGGTGGGTGGACGATTGCGTTAAGTGCAGGGCAATCAATTCAGTTTGCCTCGACTCTTCTCACAGGTCCAGTTGGGGCGTTGTCCTCAACAGCCATAGGCGATGCAGTACATTTAGTTTGTACCACAGCAAACACGACTTGGCTTGTTGATTACAGTATAGGAAGTTTAGGAAGGACGGTAACTCCATGACGACAATTTCAGGTAATAGCACAAGTAACTTTGGGATCTCGAAATACATTCTCTCGACCGATCCAGCCTCTTCCACCTCGACAGATCTTCAAGTTTTATTCGATTATGTTGTCTCTCAAGGGGGAGATACGATCTACATTCAGCCAGGGGTTTACACTCTAAACGGCGTGTTCAATACGGGCGGATTGTCGATGACGATTGTAGGGGCTTCGAGCGATACGGTGGACGAAAGCTCTGTCATTCCTTTGAGTACAGTGGTCATCAATGGCAATCAGACCGTAACAGGGACAGGAAGTATTACCTTCCAGAATATGTCTTTCACGGCAACCAGTGGGACCACGTTTTCAGCGACCTCTAGCGGTACATCCAGTTTAGCATTTACCAATTGCTCCATTCTCAATACAGGAGGGGCAGGGCTTACCTTTACAGGGGCTAGCTTGGCTTCCTTCCTCTCGTTCGACAAGAGCAACGTCTTTGCTTCTACTACAGCGGTATCTATCTCGAATTGCGCAGGTAGCTTTACCAGTAGCGGATTTTATGGAGGAACAGGGGCAGCTCTTTCGATAGGGGCGAACTGTCAGATCACAGGGATCACGAATCAATACACCTCTACCTCTTCGTATGCGTTGGTAATTTCGAGCGCGACAGGGGAACTCGTGAGCTCAGGGTCGGTATTTACCGCTCTCACGGCTGGAGTCTCTACCGTCAACTTCACAGCGGCAGGGATACTCGTAACGGTCAACGATCAGTTCTTATCCAATGCAGCAAGTGGGTACTACGCGACCACCACAAACGGATCGCTAGGGGTGATTCGGGTGGGCAATGCGACAATTCAAGGGTCAGCTTCCCTCATCAATCCCACTCTCCTCCCTCTCTATTACCCTAGTTCGACCACAGCGAGCATCAACAGCTTGACGTGGGGCGCGATCACGAGCAATCAGACTTTGCAGATTCAGCATGGGTATATCGTCTCTTCGGGGGCGTTATCTCTGGCTTTACCGACTTCCGCTCCAATAGGATCTGAGATTCAGGTCATGCTAAGCAACCTAGCGACGAGCTGGGTCATCACTCAAGCAGCAGGGCAGAGGATTGTGGTAGGTAGTGCAGCGAGTACAGTGGGGGTAGGGGGATCGATTGCTTCGAGCGCGACAGGGGACGCAGTGGATCTCATTTGCATTGTGGCAAACACGACTTGGATGTCTAGGTCGACGCAAGGGAACATCATCATCGTGTAAAGCGGATTTACAAAGTAGGATAGTATGGCTAGAAACAGTTCGGTCAATCTCGACATAACAAATGCGTTAGTGGGTGTAAGTATAGGCGGAGGGACAACCTTCCGTAGCTTTACGTGGAACGGGTCGGGCAACATGACGTTGACCCAAACCTTTGCAGGCAATACGGTGTTCTCTATGCCAAGCGCAGGAGGGACGACCGACAACCTAATTGGTTCGAGTGCGTACACGGCAGCAGGAACCATTCTGTATGGCTCTGGAGCTGGGACGTATCCAACGACCTTGGCAGCAGGGACGACGGGGCAGGTGCTTACCTCTAGTGGGGCAGGCATGGCGTGGAGTACTCCTGTGCAAGCGATTGTGTGGACTGGGATCTCGGCAGCTCAAACAGGGGTGGCAGGGAATGGGTACTATGTAACCACAGGTACACAAGCCTTGACTCTTCCAACGACAGCAGCGGCAGGCAGTTATCTCGCGATTGGAGCGGCAAAAGGGGCTACAGGGTGGACGATTGTACAAGCGGCTGGGCAGAGCATTCAGTATGGCTCGGTGAGTACCACAGTCGGAGCAGGGGGCAGTTTGGCTTCCACAGCGGTCGGAGATGTGCTATGGATGCTATGCACCACAGCAAACACGACTTGGTTAGTGTTAAATAGCATCGGGAATATAACGATTGTTTAGCGAAGCAAAGGGCGACTGATATAAACCAGAAGGCTCGTCCCTAAGAAGAAAAAGACCAAGGTAGCATTAGGATTTTCAGGGCGGAAGCTAGGGCAAAACATGACAAGAGCGATGAAGATGATCTGTAAAACCATCATCAGACTAAGAAGTCCTAAAATTAAGTAAGTAAAAAATTTTTGATGTTTGTCCATGCCATGAGTGTAGTTAATATTTGGGTTTTATTTCTATGAGTGATTTTATAAGATTCGCGTGCATCTTTCTCGTGTGCTACTACGCAGGAACAAAATTAAGAGGATAACAAATGATAGATTGGGATAAGCCTTGGATCAATTGGAATCTAAATCCTCCCCAAGAAGATACAAGAGGGTTTTACATTAAGTACGATGACGAGAGTGTGTATCCCGATGAATACGATTTTGAAACAGGTAAAAGAGCCTATAAACCCAATGTTTCTCCCATATGCTGGAGATTTATAGAACGACCACGAGTTGAAAAAACCTTTCAACCCATAATCAGGAATTAACAAATGCCAAGCAACAACAGTGTCAATAACAGATTCCTCAATCAGCCCGTAACGACAACAGCGGTGAGTTATGCCGCGTTGCCTAGCGATACGTTCATTGATGTGAGCAACACGTCTGTTGCTAGGACAATCACCCTTCCAGCTCCGTCAGCGACTGGGAACGTGGGAAAAGCGTTTATCATCAAGGATACCTCGGGAGGGGCATCGATCAATAACATCGCGATCACGCCAGCGTCTGGGCTTATCGATGGGCAAGCGACCACCTCTATTTCGAGCAACTTTGGCAGTGTGCAGGTGTTCTGTGATGGGGCAGCATACTATACCTATGGGTCGTCTGGTGCGACAGCTGGATCGGCAGCGTTATCGATCGTGGAGAGGGTGTTTACTTCGAGCGGTACGTATACGCCTACCCTTGGAACGGTGTACGCGGAAGTGGAGATTGTAGGGGGTGGTGGCGGTGGTGGTGGTACTACTGCAACACCAGTGGGGCAATGGTCTGCTGGGGGTGGAGCTGGAGCTGGAGAGCATGCGGTTGGATTTTTTTCGGCAGCAGCGATTGGCGCGTCTCAAGCGATCACGATTGGTGCTGGAGGAGCCGCAACCGCTGGAGCTACTGGAGGAACTGGAGGGACCACTTCGTTCGGGGCTTTGATGAGTGCAAATGGGGGAATTGGTGGCGTTTTAGGTCCTGCTTCCTTAGGGGCTAGTGTAGGAGGGGCTTTAGGGGGTACGGGTGGAACTGGCGGAAACTATCGCTCTCCAGGTGTTCCTGGAGGTGGGGGAAGTGCTTTAATTGGATCTAGTGTGTTGCGCCCTGGGTTTGGGGGAAGTTCTCCTTTAGGTGCTGGAGGCGTAGAGAATCCAGGACCCTCTTCTGGTGCTTCTGGTCTTGGGTATGGATCTGGAGGATCTGGAGCGTCTCAAACTGCTTCAGGAAGTGCGTTAGCGGGTGGAGTTGGGTCTGCTGGCGTGGTCATTATCACCGAGTACATCTCTCAATCAGTGCTTGCGTTGCCCACAGTGGCATTAGCGAAAGCGAGCTGGAATCGGCAATCGATTACTGCATTTACGCCAGGATCAACAGTTGTTCAAACGAGTTATGCATCAGATTCAGGTTCTGTCCCATCCAACACAGGATCTAGAATTGATCTCAGTTCTCTCACTCAAAATGAAGGTTCAGGCCTCACAATTTCTCAATTTCAAATTGCGATAACGCAGGCTGGAACGTATCAGATTTTATTAAATGCATCTGTTTACGTAAGCGCAGTGAATTCAAATCCAGCCATACAATGTGTAAAAAATGGAACGACGGTATTAGCTCTAGCAATCACTCAACTTATATCCGGAAATCCAGTTTTAGAAATGATTTCTTTTTCTACGACAATTGAGTTGGCAGTTGGAGATACAATTGATTTTAGATGTAATACGAGTGGAGGTATTTTTTCTTTCTGGGCGATTTCAGCGAATATAACCCAAATCCCCTCTTCAACGATCGTGCCAACTACCACCTGGAACGCTGTCGCTGGCACTTCGCAAGTCATGCTGGCTAACAACTCTTACTATGCACAGAGTGCTTCTCTCACGACCTTCACCCTTCCCGTCTCTTGTGCCGTGGGTACGATCATGGGCATTGCAGGGGTTGGAGCTGGAGGGTGGATCTTGGCTCAGAACGCAGGGCAGAGCATCAACTTTGGCAATCAGGTCACGACGACAGGGACAGGGGGCAGTATGGCTTCCTCGAATCGCTATGATGGGCTGGTCATCCTTTGCGTGGTGGCAAATACGCAGTGGGTTGTGAGAGGTGCGGTAGGCAATTTGACGGTGGTATGATAAAAACAGAAACAATTGTAGATGAACAAGGTATCCGCTGGATTCGAACGACTACTCCAATTTCCAAAGAGGCGGATCATAAATTCAAAAAACATTTAGAAGGAGTAAATTCTTTTAAATATAACCATAGATCTTTTGATGACATGCAAAAACAAGTAAAGCTATGGGAAGAAATGCAAAAAGCAAAAAAGGGCAATTTGACGGTGGTTTAGCGAAGGAAAAAAGTTGTGATTCCATATACAATAAAAAACCATGCAATGCCTCCAAAAATAATGGACAAAGCTATTTTACAATCGCTCATCACTTGCTTAAATTATTTATCCGTTCCCGTTTTAGTACCGAGCAAGAAGCTTACGAGTAGTCCAAGCATGCCATCCATGTGGTTAACTTTTCCTTCTAGTTGCGATAGACGTGTATCTAATGCAGAGATTTTTTCGTTAACTTCTTTAAAATTACGATCCATTTTAGCGTCTAGTTTATCAAACTTTTTATCTAAAAGCGTCCATATTGCAATAAAATTTCCTACAATTACGCCAGTAGCAGCCCAAAACAATGTCCAGTCCATAAATCCTCAAAATTTGCAAAGAGTCTATCATGGTAAGCAATAACAGTACAAACAAGTTTGGGACAACGCCTTACGTCGTCTCTTCTTCCGCAGCTCTCGGGGCATACACGACCATCCAAGCAGCTCTGACAGCGGCGAGTGTGGCTGGTGGGGGCGTAGTCTATGTCAAACCAAACACCTACTTTGAGAACCTAGTTTTCCCAACAAATGTGAGTTTAGTGGGAGATAGTACAGGAGTCAATGAGGTTGGAGTTGGGACCTATAACGCAACCATCTTCGGCAGTCATACTTTCCCGAGTGGAGCCTTTGCCGTGTCGTGCAGAAATATCATCTTTGGCAATAGTGGATCTGGGTCAGCACCTTTGTTTACGCTAGCGAACAGTAGTGGGCAAGGGACGCTCAATTTCCAGAACTGTATTCTTAATGATCTCATTGGATTTGGCACTCCGACCTATTCAGTGCTATGCGCTCCTACTGGGTCAGGGACTGTGCTCTTGCAGGTGTCGGCATGTAGGTGTGTGGCTGGCGCGATCAACTTTGGACTAGGGGCTAACTCTGCTATGGAGGTGTCTTATAGCACGATCACCAATTCGGGGGGAACGGCTCCTTGCGTTCGATTGAGTGCAGCGACAGCAAGCTTAGTGTCGTCTTACAATAAGTATGATGGGACTTCGTTCTCATGCGTTCAGTTCACAGCAAACGGGACGATGCAATCGCTGTATGATGGGTTCACTTCGAGCGATGCGACTGGGTACTACATCAAGTCATCGGGCGCTTTTGGGATCTTGCGATATGGGGATTCGGTTGCGTATGGGACTTCGGTAGGGATAGATCCGCAAATCACAAAGACGCTTTACGCGCAGAATCCAGACGTGTTTCCTACTCTCAACGGGCAAGTGGTCATTGGAAGGACGGGCAACACGCCTATAGCTGGGACGCTTACGGCTGGGGCAGGGATTGCGATCACGAATGGGTCTGGGTCGATCACGATCTCGTCAAATGCAGGAGGGTTAGGGCTTACTTGGAGCTTAGTGAATACAAGTTTGACCATGACCTCAAACAGTGGGTACTCGATTATCAGCGGACCTGGGAGCAACTTTACATTGCCAACTACGTCCGTTTTAGGCGACATTCTCGTGCTTGTGGGCAATGACGTAGCGACCACCTTCGCAGTGCTTCAAGCGTCAGGGCAGCAAATTCGCTTTGGCAATAAGTTAACGACTCTGGGGGCAGGAGGCAGTATCACTTCGGCAGAGGATGGGGCGAGTTTGCTCCTTGTATGCACAGCAGCCAATACGACTTGGAGCGTGATAAGCTCGGTTGGGAATTTCATAATCGTTTAGGGGGAAGATGGGAACGCAAAATATCACAAATGGATGGGAATACAGCTTTATTGCTAGCAATACAGCAAGCTTCGTAGTTACGCCTCCACCAACCGTAAACACGATGCTTCTGACTTACAATAACTTGAATGGCACTGGTGGATCTGGATTTGTCGCGCAACTCTCTACTAATGGCACGTCTGGGCCATTCACCTCAACTGGGTATCAAAGCGAAGTAGTATATACTCAATTTAACTCTACAGGTAGCACACAAATCATAACGGCTGGATTGGCATTTGCATTTAATAATGCTGGTGCTTCTGCTTCTGGGCAGGTCTATTTTTACGGATTGAATTCTTCTTCTGCCGTGAGTATGACTGGAACTGTTTTGATTTATTTAGCAGGAGCCGCTTATGGAGCCTACACCTTTGGAATACTTCCTGGAACAACGAACGTAAATGCTCTTCAGTTTTCTATAGTTGGTGGGACTATCACCACAGGGACATTTAAATTTTACGGATTGAACTAATGCCTACACAAAACATCACAAATGGTTGGTCAGCTACAGTTGTGGCAGCAAATACCTCGACGACTATTCAATTCATCAATATCCCTCCTTCGATCAATAATGTATTGTTGATCCTTTCTAACACATTCTCAAGTACAACAAATTACAATCCAATCATTCAATTTTCGTCGAATAATGGGTCATCTTATATCTCAACAGGGTATGAAAGCGGCATATGGTATTATGGGACATCCAATGCGTCATCAACATACTCTACGGGTGTTTTGCTCATACCGACAGCAATAACAAATCAAGTCGTTCAAGGATACATATATATCATTGGATTGAATACGGTTGGCGGATCTCCAGGAGGATACGGAACCTGTTCGAGAGTGGATAATTACGGAATTTCTTTTGCAGGTTCGCTTGCCTCTACAAATGCCAATGCGTTCCAAATCGCCAATGTGGGACCAACAGGAAATATTACCGGAACTTTTAAAGCGTATGGACTTAGCTAAGGAAAAAATCTTATGACACGCCAGAACAACCCAAATAACTTCGCTGGAATAGACAGGTACATAGTCGACCCGTTGGGAGCTAATGGAAGCTACACCACCATTGCAGAAGCGATCACAGCAGCCACAGCGATAGGGGGGACGGTATGGATTAACCCAGGGACATACACAGAGAACTTGGTGATCCCTGGCGGGGTGAACTTGATGGGCAATACCTCGGTTGGGTCGTCAAACGTGCTTATTCAAGGCAATGCGACCATCACGAACTACACGGGGAACATTGGGCTGACGAACCTCACCCTTAGGGCTGGGTCTGGGACGACGCTTGCGATTAGCTCGAATACGTCGGTCTCGAAGATTGTGAACCTCAATGGATGCACGATTGCGAACACGAATGCCGCAGGAATTGGGATCAGTTGCGTGAGTACGAGTACAGGGAACTTTACCGTCTCTTTAGCTCAGTCGCAAGTGCAAAGCTCAGGAATCGGGATCAGTGCGAATGGGACAATGACCCTAAGCACAGGGTACGCGATTGTGGCAAGTATCGCTGGAGCCGCGTATGACTTGACTGGGGCAGTTACGTGCTATTCTTACTGGTGCAATGTGCAATCGCTCGGGTCGTACCTGTTTGCGTTGCGAAGCGCGACCGCTGTGTTGAGTGTGCTTGATGATGTAGGGACATCCGCGTTAGAAGTGGTGAACTTCATTGGGGCCGCGACAAGTGTAGGGTTTACTGACTCCACCTTTGTTTGCTCCGCAGCCTCTGGCAACTGGGCGATAGGGACAGGGGTGTTGACCTATGGGAACGTCAAGATCTCTGGTACAGCAACAGGGATTGCAGCGACAATAATCAAAAACCCTCTCCTTTCTTTTCCTAGAGATTTGGCAGGGCAAGCGATCACGACGGGACAGACCTTAGCGGTCAATAACGGATACTATGTTACAACTGGAGCGCTGAGCTTACCTTTACCAGCAGCAAGTGCAGTAGGGGATAAGATAGAGGTGATGCTAGATGGGGGAACGAGTTGGACGATCACGCAATCAGCAGGGCAACAGATTCGCTTTGGCAATCAGCTTACAACCACAGGGACGGGTGGGAGTTTAGGGAGCCAAACGTCAGGCGATGCAGTATCTTTAAGGTGTGTGGTGGCGAATACGAGATGGCAAGTGATGAGTAGTCAGGGGAATTTAGCTACGGTGTAAGCAAGAGGTTTGTATGGTTGCATTTTTGATTCTTATCATGACCGCGTTGGCGGCTCTCTCTTCGATCTACTTTCTAGGGGATGGGAACGAGGTAGAGAACATTGCAAAAGAAGTGATTGAAGAAGAAGCCAAGAGATGGGATAAGGAAAAAGATCTAGAGAAAGATAAAGCAGAGTTTCATGAACAAAGTGAGTAAGGAGAGAAAAGTTATGTGTAAAGAACACGGTGATGTATTTTATAGCGATTGTGCATGTTGTTGCGAACAGGGACCTCAAGGAGTACCAGGACTACAAGGACCTCAAGGGGTGCAAGGAGTGCCAGGCGTTCAAGGGATCATGGGACCTCAAGGGATTCAAGGAATTCCTGGGATGCAAGGGGCTAAAGGCGATCCAGGCAAAGATTGCGACTGCACAGGAGTTGGGGGTATTTATGCGAACTTTTTCGCGACGCAACCTCAAGCGGTGGCAGCCTATTCAGTGGCTCCAGCAGATGCAGTCCTGTTTGATTCAATGAATGCAGTGAGTGCAGCGAATTTTGATACCTCAGCGATGGGTACTTCAGGAGTAATTAAGTTCTTGACTCATGGGGTCTATCATATCGCTTGGCAATTGCAAGGGCGCATTCAGCCTCCAGTTCCAGAACCCGTTCCTTCATGGAGTTTCGGTTTCTATTTGAATGGAGTGCTAGTTCCAGGCAGCATTTACTCAGGGTTTACTCAAGCTCCTGGGGATGATGCGTGCCATTCCACAGGGGATGTTATCATAGAAGTGAAAGCAAATGATTTGCTTCAGCTTCGCAATACAAGCATTAGCATTGTCAACCTCAATCCCAATGTAAACGGCAGTGTGTTTCCAATCACGATTGCGAGTGTGAATATTGAGTGCGTGAAAGTGCTTCCATAGAATTCAATCACAGCTAGCTTCCGTTCGGAGGCTAGTTTAGGAAATAGTCATGGGAATCCCTCCAGTAGGACCTTTAGCGTATGAAGGGACAATTGCTCTTCCTTATATTCTTCGCCCCTTTGATCCTCCTTCTAGCTCTTCTCCTTCTAATCAAAATTTCACCGTCCCCTTTTTGTGGGTCAATTATGAATCTGGTCAGTCTTGGATCTTAACTCAAAACACAGCGACCACAGCCCTCTGGGTTCTCAACGGCTCTAGTGTCTCCACGCCAGGCATCCTAAGCTTAAACACAACCGTCCTGCCTAATTCAGGTGGCAATGTCAATCTCCAAGGTAGCACCAACATTGCTGTAACGAACAGCACAAACCAAATTGATCTCTCTTTTCAAGGGACTCTGCCTAATGCAAGCTTAGATAACTCGACCATAGGCATTGTTGCAGGCACTGGCGTTGTGGTCAGTAGCAGCCCTGTATCTCTCGGAGGGAGTACGACTGTTTCGGTAAACAATATTCCTAACAGTGCGCTTCAAACCATTCAAAACGCAGCGTTAGCGAACAGTTCCATCAGTGTCGTAGGAGGCACTGGGATCACTGTAACTGGTTCACCTGTCTCGCTGGGAGGTTCAGTAACGATCGCTTCAAGCGCGGTAACAACCACGAATCCCGCGTTTCATGCGTATCTCAATGCAAGTACAGCTTACTCTCAAGGTAACCCAGTCCCTTTTGACACAACGAGTGTAAACGTAGGAGCATTCTATTCAACAAGTGCATTTAGCGCAACAGCTCCTGTGAAGGGCTTTTATTCCTTCGTGGTAAGCATAGGCATTACAACCTCATCGCTTAACTTCTCAATTACGCTCAACAACACGACAACGGGAGCTGGGTATCAAACTCAAAACTGTGGTGCAGCTAATTTGCGCAATGACTTAGGTTTTTTCTCTACCAATGCCTCTTGGTTAATCCCTCTTAATGCTGGCGACGTGGTAAATATAACCATAGTGAACACTCCTAACCCAACACTAGCTGGAGTCCAAGGAACCAACGAGTTCACTACCTTCTCAGGCGTATTGATCTCTACCCTCCCTTAAGCCTTTCTAGCCCTTCAAACTTAAATTTCCCCTCAAGAGCAGAAACAGGGGGTAAAGGGGGACCTGAAAGAGTCCCCATCGCGTATATCACAATTAGGGCGAATCTCGCCCGTCCGAATGCTTTTTAGGCGATTTAAGCGTGTCATGATGGGGGGTGCTACCTTCATATTCCTCTACCCCTTTAACAAGCTCTAATGGTCTATAAATGCCCTTGCTGGGCATGTTTAGTTTCATAACAAGAAGTCTATCTCTTCTGAATCTTGTTCTTTTACTTGTTTGTCAAAAATTTTTAGCACAGGCACAGCTTTTGCAGTCCATTCGTCATCATCCCAATCAAAATAAAATGTTTTTCTTTTGTTTTGTTCGTCTTCTTCTTCGTCATATTCATCTTCATCTTCTCTAACAATTTCACAAAAACAATTAAAAACATTAACTACCCATTCATAACCATTCATTAACAATACTCTTCCTGAAAAGTATTGAAACATAGCTCTTCGTTCATTTTTCCTTTGGTGAAATTCACCTGTTTTTACCAATCTCTCATTGTCTTTTTTGTTTTGAAACCATTGGCTTGTTTGGTAAGTGCCATTAGCTTGTTCTTTACGCAATGTTTCTAATGCAGATGCTTTCCATAATTCGGGGAATTTTTTTTCATTGACTCTTCTTGAGTATCGTCTTTCTACCTCAATCCTTTCCTCGTCCGTTGGGTTGAGGTCTTCAAACGTAGTCCTTCTGAATTTTTTAATTTTACTTCGTTTTCCTCTATCTGGAGGTGGAGATGGGGGCGGAGCCTCTTTCTCCATCTCAAAGCTAAATTTCTTCACGTCGTGAGACGTCCCCCCTTCTCCCCTTTTTAAGGGGGGTACATTTCCCGCAGGGAAATGGGGGGATTCTTTATATATATTGGAAGGGGAAAAAATTTTAGGAGCAAAGTTGGAAGGTGTATTACTATGTATTACTATAGCAGGGGGAATGTTTCTCTCTGAGAGAAAGGATGTTTCTCTTTTTGGTCTATTGAAGAGGTCTAACTTATCGACTTCTTCTTCACTCATTTCGCTTAATTTTTCAATATCGTCGAACCACCAATCACGCAAAAACGTACAAGGGTTAATATGAAGCGTGATCCTTCGTTCGTACCTGTCTATGACTTCACAACTAATGAGCTTTGCTTTTTGCAAGTTGACAAGGTAACGGCTTATAGTTGACTTACCCATTCCCCCTAAGTTTTCAGACAACTCTTTCCTAGTTGCATCGCAATACTCGTTCCCATAAGAAAGTTTATGAATTTCTAAGATCAGGTCTTTCATACCTGGGAAAAGCCTTACTCCTAAAAGCTTTGAAAGTGCTTGAAATCCACTGCTTATGACAGATATTCCTTTTCTTACGTGTCGTCTTCCTTTTCTGTTTCGGAGTCTAAGTCGAGGTATCTTTTTAGAATTTAAATCGTTGTATTTAAGTGCTGTTGCCATTTTTTTTCTCCTTGGAGAGAAGAAGACTTGACATAAACAACAACGATTCTGCAATATGTTACCATAAAATTTGACGCGGAAGTCTTGTTTTTGGTACTTTGCTTGTTGTTGTTGTTGTTGTTGTTTATGTTCAAGTCATCAGCCTCACATGTAAAAGACCAATTGTTCTGGGAAGTGCCTTTAACAGCATTTCCCAGTGCTTTATCGTCAGAAAGGAAGCTCTTCCTTGTTCTTCTCTCGTTGAAGTAACAAAAAGATTTCATCTTCCAATTCTCGTTTCTTTTCACTGTTTTCAAATTTGATGTATTGAAAATACTTTTTTTGTCCCATTGAGTCAACATAAGATCTTGAAGGGTAGGAAATCCAGTGTGTTCCATCATCTTTTCTCATCCATGTTAATTCTCGGAGGACAATTCCATTTTCAAAAGACAGGTCGAATTTTGCCACGACACACCCTTTATCTACACGCACTATATTTTGAATATTCATAACTCTCCTATGAGTTTTTTTATTTGGTACTTGATTATTGGCGGCTTTCTGAACGGTTCTAAGTCCACATTTTTGAGCTGAGGAACCTTTTCGTAGTCAATAAATCCCCTCGTTTCGAGCCTAGAAAGCTTAATTCCCCCTCCTTTTGCACTTTTCTCGCCAGCTAACTTAATGAGCTTTTCTCGCCAGTACTCCTCATTTTTCTGTAAATCCGATAATTCATCTTTCACTTGACTCCAGCAAGCGGCAGCTTCTTGCCATACAGAATCTTCACGTAGATCCATTTTTTCCTCCTCGGGCAGTTGTCCCTTCACCATGCTTTGGAAAAACGCCTCCTCCATCTTCACCATTTTGTCGATCAGAGTTTTGTTTCTTTTGACTTGATGGGCGAATGATTCTTCTGGATTGTCTTGAGAGTAGACAAAGATCGTTGCCTTGCCCACATCAGCCACACACATTTGATGTTGGACTTGGATCAGCCAGTATTCAGGGATCTTTCCACCTCTAGCTTGGTAGAACACATTGTCGAGAGGGCATTTGATTTCAAGGATATTGCCTATCTTGCTCAGCCCATCGAGAGAGGCGATCATCCAAGGGTAATTGTCATGTTGAACGACTTCAGGAGTGTAGAGCTCTTTGCGGATCGTGGAGTAGTAGAGGCGAGCGATCGGCTCTAGCTCTTGACCTCGTCTCATCGCTGGTGAGCAATAGGTTCTTTGGCGCGTGAGTTTTTCCCTTAAAAGCGAGTCTGGTTTTTTAAATGGGCTTTTGCCCATAATGATGGGCGCGTCGGAGGCTCCGATCTTGGTATAGCGAAGCTCTTCCCATTCAGGTGTGTTTTGTTTAATGTCGAGGATTTTCATTTTTCTCCTTTTTTGAGCTTGGATAAGATCTCAGAAAAATGTTGTTTTTCAATTTCGGAGAGATCTTTCGCCTTATAGAAATGGCATATGCGAGCGATTCGCTCAGGGGTGGCGAGGTCTTGAATCATTTTGATTTGAGGCTCGTTTAGCGTTGTGAGGGGCGTAGGTCTGAGGGCAGTCATTTCGGGCTTGGGAGAGGATTTAGGGGAAGGCTTAAATTCGGTTTTCTGGTCGTTGTCGGGATCATCGCCAGTCTCAATGCAAAAGGCTTTGAGGATGGCGTATTTATAGGCGTAAGAGACCGCTTTGCCAGGTCCCTTGTCTTGGCTATCTACGCCGTAGCCTAGAGATTCAATCTCAACAAAATCGCTCGGGTTGTCGCAGTTGACAAATCGAACGCTTAGATTCACGATGGTGCGATTACCATCTTGAGAAAATGACCTGATTGTGGGAATGGTCAAAACGCCATGCTTGATTAAAGCAGGGCGAATGGCAGCGGTTACTTGATCGTGAGAGACAAAGCGATATTTTTGCGCGCCTATCTCGGCGATTTTATCGCCTTTCTGGATGTATTCTACCTCTTTCATGATCTCAAACATTCTTTGATAGATCGTCTTTTCAGTCATAAACCTCCTAGGCCTCAAATTTTCATATAGGGGAAAAATACATATTTGCCTAGAGGATATAAACTTGATATATATGATCTATATGTGTTAATATGTCGTCGATTTATTGATTTTTAAGACAAGGGGAATATGGAAAATCCGTTAAAAAAATACTTAGATGGTAAAAAGATGACTGTGCATGAATTCGCGTGTAAGACGACACTTTCAACAACCACGCTGATGGGCACTGTTAGGGGGACTCATTTTCCTAACAGATCAACTGTGTGTGTGATTTGTCTGTTTTCAGATGGGAAATTAACTCCTCATGATTTTGAAATGTTTAAAATCTATAGAAAGTCATTGAAGGAGAAAAAGAAATAGTTTAAATCATGGTTTATGGTCAAAATAACAATTTGTGGAAAGCCAGTTTCATGGAAAGCTCATCAGGGGAGCGGAAACACTTCGTATAATCCTCGATTTTTTGAGAAAGCAGACTATCGAATTCTGATTGTCAATCAGTGGGGTTCTTTGCCTCTTCAGGGCGTTGTTTTTGTTGAGTGTGCCTTTACATTCCGAATGCCAGAAAGATGGTCTAAAGCCAAGAAACAGGCCATGAATGGGCAATATCATTTGTCTAGGCCTGATGGGTCGAATTGCTTTAAGTTTATTGAAGATTGCTTAAAGGGAATTGTGTTTGTGGATGATAGTCAAGTGATGGGCAAGTATGACAAGCGATGGGGATATGTAAATAGGACGGAATGCAAGATTAACATAGAGGAGGCAAACCATGCCATTAGTGAAGGGTAAGAAGGCGAAGACGCGGAAGGGATTTTCAGAAAATGTGAGTCGAGAGGTCGAGGCGGGTAAGCCACAAAAACAAGCGGTCGCGATTGCGTATAGTCAAGCGAAAGGGAAAAAGAAAGGAAAGGGGAAATGATGGAAGATTTAGATAATACGCCAATTATGAAGAGTATCGATAGCTTAGAACGCGAATTGAATAAAATTAGGGCGGGATTAAATGAGCTATGCAGCGGCAATAAGGGAGCGGCGCAAAGGGTAAGGGTTTGTTTGCTTAATCTTGAAAAGCTTGGATTGCATTTCAGAAAAGTGTCTGCAAATAAAAAAGAATTAAGCGAAATGACGCAAAGAATAAGAAAATCGGACGTAAAGTTAATACAACAAAATAATTATGTTTAAAACAAAAAACAAGATCTCTGGAATTAGCGAAAAGTTCTTCGCTAAGGGAGAGTATAGAATGCTTCCTTATTGTCATTTCGATTTTGATCAGACGTGGTTAGTTGTGATTAAGAAGATCGCATTACAGAAAAAAGAGGAAGACGATAAGGAAACAGACGACGACGAAGGAGGAGGGGAAGAAAAAGAGAATGTTTCTTACATGTATGCGCTTGCCTCGACGGCTGAAAAGGCGGCGTTTGTGGCCTTGAAGCAACTGCAAGAGGCGGAAAAAAATGAGATTGTGATAAAGAGATTAAGGCGAATAAAGAAACTCAAAGCTCCCGAAGGAGCTAGGTGAGTTATTTAAATTTTCATTGATTTTTCTATTTTTGCGTCGGTAATACCATTTGTTAAATCTATTTCATATATTCTTGTATTTATGAATTGTCTAGCGGTAGCATAACCATACGGATTTTGAAACTTTTCATGATATTCATCTAATGAATTTAATTCATCGGAATGAAGGTAATTTTTCTTTAACCAAGAAAAAAATAATTCTCTTGCTGTATCGGAGATATCTCTAGATGTTTGAACATATTTCGCTTGTGGAATGTCTTTTCGGCTATTGCTATATTCATAAATATCCTCCATTGCATTAAAATAGCCATACTGGTATTTATTTGAAATACTTTCAACTAAATTAACGGGTGGACCGTCTACCCAAGATATATCTACGCTATCACCTCCTGCAAAACTTCGAGAGCTTACAGAAAATTTTACTGATGGAAAGGCTTTCTTTAGCTCTTGTCTTATCATTTTAGCGGCTTGTGCTTGTTCGCTCATTTCTTTATTCATTGTGTTCCTCTATATTTTGGTTGGTTTTTGGTTTTTTGTTTAGTAATCTTGAGAATGTAATTATGCTAATGATAAATACGGGTAAGAAAAGAAAACGGGAAAACAAAAGAATTTCATTAGCGTTATAAATTGTAATTGGTGATTGATATGTTCGAGTTTCCTTTAATCTGCTTCCATTTCCATAAGGAGAATACCAGTATTCAGTAACATTTTGATATTCAATTTTTGGTTTAAATGTTAAATAAAAACAATTGCAAAAAATTAATGTTGAAATTAATGAAATGAAAAAGAAATTAATTTTTCTGTTGTGAAGATAACAAAAAATTAGAATTATCAATAAAATGGTGATTGCAAATATCATATTATTAATTCCATTCGAGAGTTATTTTCTTCACAAGCCAATTCAAGGGCTTCTTCGGCGTTTGTTGCTAAAAACGTCATTCCGTCTAGTAAGGAAAATTTTTTGAAAAAATAACATTTTGTTTTCAAAAACACTACGTAAGGTATTAATTCTTGTGTTTCATAGATTTTATAGTGAGTATTTTCATACGCTGTATAATATGATTGTGTATAATACGAAGAAGTTCTTTTTTCACGTGAACATTTCTCATCAAAATAGTGTTTTAAATTAAAATCCTTATCTATATAAGCTTCTAAAATATCGCCATCTTCTAAAACTTGCGCCAATATTAGATCTGTTAAATTTCTTGTCATTGCTTTGCCTATCTATTGTAAAAATAATGATAATCTATCTCAAAACAATCGCCTATCATGAGATCTTGATAAAACGAATGGTAGTCAAAATGCGAAATTAGAAATTCCGAAGCATTTTCAAAATGCCCGCTATTTTCTACCATAAATTGAGAAAATTCACGTTCAGAGAGAAATTCGCCTATGTAATTTTCTTCAAAATATTCTTCGGCTTCTTCTAGGTCTTCTAGTCCAGCATGTTCGATTAATGCTTGTATTAATCGTTCTTTGGTTTCTTCTTTCATTGCTTTGCCTTTGGTTATGGTTTAATCCTTGTGGATACCCTCGACGCTTCGAGGGCAAGAAGAAGGATTAAGGCGTGCTTACAATGCAGCTTCTTCAATATTTTGAAGGTATACTGTTATTGCTTCTTCTGGAGTTTCGCATACAATCCCGCTTAGTGAATCTTTATCAGTGTATGACCCGCAACAATTGCATTTCTCTAGTAGAATCGCGATACAAGGCGTTAATATCTCATCATCGATCTTCTTTTTAAATTCGGAGCGTTCTTGCTCGTTTTCAAAATCAAAATGAGAGTCTATGCAATAATAAAAATCTTCGTCGTAAATGACTCTGATTCTTTTAGTTTCGGTTATGTCTTTTTCGAGTAATATTACCACTGTGTACCTGCAAAATGATTTTTTAATCTAATTGCTTCCTCTATATCGGCAAGGCTATTGTATAGGTCTTCTTTGCTTCTTTTGCGTCTAGGCAAGGTATTGTTATCTTCGCAATACTCGACTATATTTCTAATTATGCTGTATCCATTGTAAAATGGCATATGCCTAAGCGAAAAAGAATTTTCTAAAGGGTCATTTACGATATATTCTTTATAACATTCATGTATATTCAATTGATTTAACTCTTTCTCTGTTAAATATACTTTCAATCCTAAATTGTGAAATACATATACAAATCTGTTTACCAATTGAGAATAAGTTATTTTTTCCATTTTTTGCCTTGTTGTTTGTTGGTTTATGAGATATATAGTAAAGGATAAGCGAATTTATATCAATCGATATATTCGCGATAAATGACAAAAGGTCTCTAAAATAGTGTGAGAGCTAGAAAATAAATGGCGAAAAATGGTATACAAGTGTTTATTTGAGAGTGGATTATGACTAAAAAAAAGCCGCTTGCCTTGCATAAGAAGGATGGAAGGCCTCGAAGGTTTCAGACGGCGGCACAAATCGGCGAAGAGATTCGAACGCTAAAAGAATGGATGAATAATCCTAATGGATTGTATTTGTTAGAATGGATGAATGCCAGGGGCTTGACCTATGACATGGTGAGTATTATGAGACAAACTATCCCCGAGTTCGCCGAGATATTTGCGCAAGCTAAGCAAGTGAGCGAGCAAAAATTAGTACAACTAGCAATCGACCAGCCGCAAAAAGCGGGGTTTATCAAATTTTTACTTATCAATAAAAATAATTATCGCAATAATCCAGAATACAATCCACAAACAATAAATAATTTGAGCCTTGCACTAAACGCAATTGCGGCAAATCAAGCTGAGATTATACAATGCGATGATTAAAATTATTAATCAATAATGATAAATAATAATATAATCAAAAACCAAATAGGTATATACACAAACGCCTAAAATAATTGCTTTATAATTCAAATTTAAAATAATTATTTGAATTCTCTTGTAAAAAAGAATATAAATAAAAAAAAGAATGCAAGTATATACACAAACGCCTCAAATAATTGTTATTGAATACTCACGCCCCCGCACGATCGCAATCGTGCAAGGTGGTGAAGATTCAATTATTGTAAAAATAATAGCCTGACTTACAATATATAATTTTAGGATTATTGCCCGAAAACAAATAATCATTGAAGTATTTTAGTAAATTTATTGTTATATACTCATCTTTTAGTATATCTTTTTTTTGAATCCAAAAACGGGTAAAATCATATAAATTATTGAATTTACCTGCAAAAAAATGATCATAATATTTTTGATATAGATCATTATCTATATCTTCAATCGGCAATGATATTTTTTTAGTTAAAAAATCTACAATCATAATAATATCTTCGAGATCTGTATTGAACGGCAATTTTTTGTAAAAATAATTCATAGCACTTTCTTTTTGTGTATTCACGCTCTCACCTTTGTTTTTGGTTATTGATATGGGTATATCATAATATATATCGCGATATATTGCAATAGTATAAATAAATTTAATAATTAAAACAAATTATATGATTACGATTGCACGGCGCATTATATATAATAGCTCACTTTGCTATGTTAAATTAAAAGTTTAAGTTGTCATATAATAAATACAAATAAAGATTTTGCTTGTCTATAATTTATAACAAGTAAATGTTTTAATTGTCATTGCGCACGCAATCAAACTAAATGTTTTAGTTGACATAATCGTTGAGGTAAACTAAAAGTTTTATTATGGGTACGGGTAGGGTCGGCGGGCGGCATCTCCTATTGGTGATTGAAGATTGATATAATCTTCCACCCCCATAAATAAAAAAAAATTTTTCCAATTTTTTTGACCATGTTTGGACTATCATTATTTTCTGGAATTGGAGCGTTAGATGTGGCTTTATCTGAGCGAGTACAAGCCGTTGCCTATTGTGAGCACGATCGATTCTGCCAAGCTGTGTTATTCTCGCGAATGTATGAGGGACGATTGCGAATTGCTCCAATATGGTACGATGTCAACACTTTGCAGTCCGAAATTTCTAGAGTGGATGATGGGATTCCCCTTAGGGTGGACAGAGTTAAGTCTTTGGGGAATGCGTTGGTTCCTCAGTGTGCGAAAAAAGCGTTCGAAATGTTAATGGGATTGAAAAAATGATGGAAGATAAAGATGTAGGTGAAATGATTATCACGATTATGGAATGTTTAACAGACGAAATGCTTAGCAATAAAAATCGTGCTGAAATTTTATTTTCTGTTTTGTTCAATATGATTAATTTTTTCTCGTTGGAGATAAAGGAAAAATTTCTTTTTGACTTAGAATCACTACTTAAAGCATGTCGAAAAGATCCAGATCCAGAAAATATTGTGCATCTACTTGGAGAGAGGTGGACTATGAGGAATTACAATGTATGAAAGAATTAAAAAGATGAAAACAACATGCGATAGATGCAAAGCAATTCTTATTCGAGAGCCTAAATATGCCCCTTATTTCTATTGTAAAGGCTGTTTTCCTCATTTTCCTGCATATGGAAAAGATGATGATGCTCAGTTAATATGTAAAAATGCAGAAACCTTGGAAATGACACCTGTTCGTTATATTAATTTAGATAAAGGTCTTAAAAAATGACGCATGAAGAAATAAAGGATGCTGTAATAGATCAATTTTTACATTTCTATTTGTCTTTATCTTCTATTGAAGGAAATAAGATGTTAAATACAATTTATGTCTCTTGCATGCTTCAAAATCAACCAGAGGAAAGACAAATAAGTGTAATGAATTTATTTCGAGTTCTAAAGCCTATGTTAGAGGTTCGTTTTGAAGATGCAGAAGATAGAGTCGATTTTCTTATTAATACATTTTTGAAAGATGATTAAGTTAGAGCTGACGGAGAAACTTCTTCAAGATCCGAAGTGGAGGATGAATAATCTCTATTATGTGATTAATAAGCAGGGGAAGCGAGTACAGTTTAAGCTCAATTGGGTTCAGCAAAAGCTTCATGATGAGATGTGGTATAACAACATCATTTTGAAGGCAAGACAGCTTGGAATCAGTACGTTTGTCTGTTTATTCTTTTTAGATCGGTGTTTGTTTAGAAATGACGTATCGGCGGGAATCATTGCCCATACGAGATCGGATGCTGAGCAGATGTTTAAGAGGATTAAGTATGCTTATATGCAACTTCCTGAGGAATTAAAATTAGCAAGAACCTTTGCGATCAATAGCGCGAGGGAGATGGTGTTTAATAACCAATCTAGCTTGCGCGTAGGGGTAAGTTTGCGCTCTAGTACTCTCCAGTATTTGCATATCAGTGAGTTTGGGAAGATTTGCGCTCAATATCCCAATAAAGCGAGAGAGATCGTTTCAGGGAGTTTAAATACCATTGGGAAAGGGCAATTTGTTTTTATTGAGAGCACGGCTGAAGGAAGGGATGGACATTTCTATGAGATGTCTAAGATTGCTGAAACAGCGAGAATAGCGAAAAAGAAGCTCACCACGCTCGATTACAAGTTTCATTTCTATCCTTGGTTCGAAGATCCTGATTATAGGATTGAAAGCTCTCAAACGATGCCTAAAGAGCTAGAGGAATATTTCGAAAGTTTGTCTGTATTGGGGATAAAGCTAGATCAAAAACAAAAAAATTGGTATCACCACAAGCTTCTCGTTCAAAGAGATGACATGAAGAGGGAGTATCCGAGTACGCCTGATGAGGCGTGGGATAGTTCTGTCGAGGGGAGTTTTTACATTAAGTGGGTGCGTGAGGCGAGGGCAGAGGGAAGGATTGGCAATGTGTACTGGGAGAAAGACAGCCTCGTCTATGTGGCTTTTGACCCTGGCTTTGACAATTGCGCTGTGGTGTTTTGGCAGATGGTAGGGCAAGAGATTCATGTCATTGATTTTTATGAGAATTCAGGCGAAGGGTGGGATCATTATTTGTCGGTGATTAAGAAAAAGCCCTATCTGTATGGGCAGTATTACGGTCCGCATGATATTAATTCGCATGAGAAGGCGACAGGGTTGTCTGTGGCGGATAAATCGGCGAAGGTGGGCATTAACTTAGTGAGGATTGAGGTTGCTTCGGTTGACGAAGGGATTGAGGCGGTGAGGTCGATTTTTCCTAGGCTGTGGATTGACGAGAGAAACTGTACGAAATTGATTAAATGTTTAGAAAATTATAGGAAAGAATGGGATAAGAAGCATTTAATTTACAAAAACAGAGCGGTGCATAACGAATGGAGTCATGGAGCTGATGCGTTTCGCTATCTAGCGACGGCTATTAGGAAGTTTTTAAGCAATGATGCGACATTCATGAACGACGAACAAGCAGAGAAATTATATGACAAATACAACCCCATCTTCCCCTATTAAAAAACGAGACTATGTAGAGCAGAGCGTTCTTTTTGGATTTCTTTGGATTCAGGACTATCCACAAATCAAGAAAATGATGCAGAAATTAACTTATAGTCATTTTCTAAACCTAACAAATCGAATGCTTTGGATCAAAATTGTAAAACAATACAAAGATGTGTTTAACGAATGGATTTTACCTAGTTTTAGTCAGTATTTTTATGAAAAATTAGATGAAGATGAAAAACAATTGTTTTTAGAATTGAAAAGAAAAGATCCACAAGAAATGATGGATCTTGATGAAGCGTTTGAGAAAATATTATACATGGATTGGGACTATGTTAACTCAAATAAGTAGTGCAGGAGGCAATGGATCTCCTTTTGCAGGCCTAGGAAGGGTGTTTACAGCCGATCCTCCGCGTCCGCGTCCTTTCCCTTGGCCTTTGCCATTCAGCGCGACACAAGGGGCTGTAGGGGGAGCTGGGGGCTCGGGAAGGGTGCAGGTTCCAAAACCTCCCTATTATGGACCATTTAATCAATACTGGCCCTATGCAGTACCGAGGCTTAATGGGCTTCCTAATCCAGTGGTGAAATGTTGAAAAATAAGGAGATTCCAGATGAGGAGAAAATATTTGGTGTACGGCAGGAGATTTTGCGACTTATGGATCATTGCGGGGTCGATTCTATTTTGTTCTATTATGGCATTTTGGATGCTTGGATGATGGCAGCGTCGTGCTTGAATTTCGGCGATGGGAGGGTTAAATGGGATTTATTTGCCGAAGGGTTGCCTAAATTAAAAAAATATTTGGAGGATGCAGATGACCGTTCCGACACCGATGCCCCCTAGTCCTGTGCCTCGCTCTCCTATGTCTCCTATCTCTCCTACGCCTAATCCTACAGGGGCACCGCCTCAAATCCCTCCCCCTCAGGGGACAATTCCCCCTTTCCCTAAAAAATAATCTGATAGAATAACAATTAATTTTTTGATTGTTATTTTATGTCCAATCCAATTTCAAGTTATTCAAATGAATCTAACGATTTTCTGCATGAATATGGGAAGAAAGTTAAGTCTGATCCAAGGTTAGAGTTTCACCAAGATATCGTTCAAGATTTTGGCGAGTCGTATGAGAGGGCGTATCAGCTCTGGAATACGTTCTATGCGGAAGCGTATCGGGATCAATCCTATTATTTAGGCAATCAGTGGAGCTTGGAAGAGCTTGCCTATTTAAACAATCAGAGGCGATCGGCGAATACCTACAACAAGTCGAGAAAGTTGATCGACTTGGTGGCAGGCAAAGAGATCACGGGGAGGACTTCGTTACTTGTCAGTCCGATTGAGGATTCGTCTGAGATGACAGCCGAGATCAAAAGCGATTTGATGCAGTATGTGATGCAGTTCGGGCGTGGGTATGAGGTCTGTGGCGAGGCGTTTAAAGGGGGGCTTATCACAGGGCTTTCGTTTGTGCAGCCTTGGGTTGATTTCAGGTCTGATCCTGTCAGTGGGGACATTCAGTTTCACCATGATCCTTGGAACTCGGTCATTCTCGATCCGTTCTTTACCAAGAGGGATTTGAGCGATTGCAGTTTTGTTGCAAGGCGTAAATACCTATCGCGTACGCAGGTCATTTCTTTACTTCCAGATAAGCAAGATGAGATCGAGCAATTGCCTTGGGGCAGTCGGGACGATAAGTTTACCTACATGCCTTATGCGAGGCAATGGGGGATGCAGAAACTGCTGAATTACTCTGAGTATTGGCGGACGAAGTGGGAGACAAAGAACATGCTCGTAGATCGGGAGACGGGCGAGATGAAGGAGTGGAAAGGGGATAAGAGGCGGATTGCGATCATGAGGGAGATGTACCCTCAACTAGAGCTGATGCGCAAGCCTGTCAGGTCGGTGGAGTTAGGAATCATTGTGGAGGGGCAGTTATTGTACTATGGGAAAGATCCGAGTGGGTTGGATGACTATCCGTTTGTCCCTTTTATCCCTATTTTTGAGCCTTCGTATGACTTGTATACGTGGAAAATTCAGTCATTGATGAGAATCTTGAGGGATTCTCAGACGGAGATCAATAAGAGGCGAAGCAAGAAGGTTGATATTTTGGATAACCAGCTCAATTCGGGATGGAAGGCAAAAACGAATTCAGTCTCAAATCCATCTAGTTTGTACAAAACGGGACAGGGGCAAGTGGTTTGGATGAAGCCAGAGGCGCAAATGACCGATGCGGAGAGGATTCAGCCAGCGGCGATTGATGCGTCTCATTTCGCGCTAGAGGCGGAGTTTGAGAAGGATTTGTTTGAGACGTTGGGGATTTCGCCCGAGAGTGTCGGGATGGCGGAGAACGACAAGGTAGAGACCGCAGGGGTACTCGCGAAGATGCGTCAGATGGCGGGATGGGTTCCGATGGAGGGGATTTTCGAGGGGCTTAGGGAATCTAAGAGGCTTGTGGGTGAGAAGGTGATGAGATTGACTGAACTGAACTACACGCCTGAGAAGGTGAAACGGATTACGAAGAAAGAACCTACACCAGAATTTTTCAGTGGGAATTTCAGTCGTTACAATGTGGTGGTGCAAGAGGGGATCTTGACCGACACACAGAAGCAAGCCGATTTTGTGGGTAAGGTGGCGTTAAGGACGATGGGGGTGAACATCACCGACCTAGAGATCATTGCGTCGAGTAATTTGCATGATAAAGAGAAGATCTTTAAGCGGATTGAAGGGGAGATGCAGCAGGCGAAGCAGGCTCAAGAGCAGCAGATGCAATTGCAGATGCAGAATCAGCAGATTGTTACAAAATCGGTTGATGCGAAAGCAGAGGCAGATCGGTCGTTGGCGGCAGAGCGGTTGAATAAAGTGGGTCTCGATGCGGCGTTAAACATGGAGCGAATGACCCGAGCGGAAGAAGAGCGAACCGCAGGGGCGTTGAATATCATTAAGGCGATCAAAGAACTCGACACGATGGATCTCAATAACTTAATGCAGAAAGTAGCGATCTTAAAAGAAATTGAAGGGAAAAACAGTGAAGAGCCTAAGAAAAATTCAGCTTAGCGTCTAATTTATCAGCCAATTTCAAAACATCTTCTGGCGTTTTTGTTGTTCTTGTTCCTATTGTTTTAATTAAATAATTTAAATTACCTATTAAATCGGCTCTATCCTCTGGTTCGGTAACCACGAGAAAGCCAGACACAATTCTTAAAGCCATCTGTAGAGATATTTCTTTGTTTCTTTGGTATGTGCTTTTATATAGCATGATTAATAGTTTTGTTAAATCTTCTATTTCTGTGTCTATTTCTTCGTTCATTTACTACTCTTTGTTGTAAGGATTCTTTTTTTTCATTTTTTTATTATAATTGTTTACATCTTCGACTGATTCAAGAACTATATTTCCTAAATCAAGCAATTCGTTGATCATTATATTTAAACATTTTTTTCTGTGTTCCAAGGGATATTTTACCAAACTAGACAGCAGCGAAGTGGCTAAAAATATATGGGCTCTTTTAGGTTCAAAGTGCATGAGAGCGTGAAAGTGCGAACAAAATAAATGAAGTACTT